CGTCAGGTACGCGCTCGCCGTAGCCGCGCCGGTAGCGAAGCTAGCGACGGCTGCTACTGACGTCGTGCGCAGCTCCCCGCCTTGCACGACCATGACCGGTTCCGTGCCGTCCAGTGTGCCGGTTGCCTCAGCGTCGAGATACGCCTGCAGCAAATCGAAGTCGCCGCCACCACCACCACCGCCTGAGAAGTACGGGAGGGTGGTCCAAGGTGTCGTACCATCGCCGATCTTGAACTTGGTGTCGGCCGGGGTAGCGCCGAGCTCCACGCCGATCTCGCCCGCGTTGAGGATTGGGTTTTTCGACGTCCAGTTGGCCGCAGTATCGCGGCGCTGCCACATGCGTTGAGCGACGACTACTTCGGCCATTACGCGTTTCCTCCGTCAAGAACGTACTGCGCCTCATCGGCGGTGATAGCGTTGGCCGTGATCGCGCCCTTGCTGTGCGTGAAAGTGTAGGACTGCACCTGGTAAGACGCCAGGCTGTTGCGAACCGCGAAGATCTCCACCGTCAGGTCACCGTCGAAGTTCGCCGCGATCGACGCCGCCGTAGCGGTCAGGCCGATACCAGTCTTCTCGAACAAGAGCGTGGCTCCGTTGCGCAGTCGGATCGTGTAGGTGGTGCCTTCTTCCGGCGTCACGCTCGCCGCGTCCTGGCCAACTGCGCCTTGCACCAAGCGGCTTCGGTGCGCCCAGGTAAACGAGAACGGCGATGTGACCGTACCGACGAGCAGATCCGGTCGGGTAGCGTTGACTCGGATCAAACCCGGCGGATACGGCCGCAGTGCACGCCTGTTGGCCACGGCGCTGATCGTCGTGCCCAGGGTGGGGTCGAGGGGACCGAGCGCGCTGTAGGGCAGCAGCTTGGCGTAGAGCGTGGACGGGAAGGTGCCGATCGGCAGCTCGTTGACCTCGATGTACCCGGTGGGCGGGAACCACACCTGAGCGCCGGCAGCGTGCGCTTGCGGGACGGTGTCGAACAGGCCGCGCTGCAGCCCGGTGAGCGCGCCGGTCGTCAGGTTGATGCCCGTGTAGGTGATCCACTCTTCCGTCGTCCCGCCCTTGATGAGCGCAAGGGTTTCGCCAACCGCAACCTCGGCCGACGTCGGCGCTGGGTTGAGCTCGGCGGTGTTGGCCAGGCCGCTGAGCGTGGTCGAGTTCGTCCACCGAGCCAGGCTGGCGCTGAGCAGTCCGCTCGACGTGAAGTCGTCGCTCTGGCCCGTGCGCTGCAGGGACCCGGCGCTGCTACCGGTGAGGATGTCGACGCCCAGGTCGAGCGCACCACTGGGCGACGCGAAGCCGACGACGAAGGAGTCATCGGTGCCGGTCAGAATGTAGGGGGCCTCCATAATCAGCTGACGCGTCAATGCGGCCGGCGGCTGCGCGGGGTTGACCCAACCGCTCTCCGGCGGCGGATCGTATGCGTTCATACCGACAGAGAAGATGTCCTCAACCGCGTCGAACGACACCGAGTTCTGCTTGATGTTGCCGTAGCCCACATTGGTCACGCGCAGCACGATCGAGCTCAGCCCCAGGCTGGGCCAGTTCACCACGATCACCTGGCACGGACGCAGCTTCCATGCACGGCGCTTCAGCCGGCCGCTCAGCTTGGCCAGCGGGAAGGCGTATGCCTTCATCGCACGCATGCCGGCGTCGGTCACTGTCTGCTTGGTGGTGAACCCCCCGAAGTCGACGCTCTCGCTGGAGATCTCGTCGCCGCGCTGCATGATGTTGGCCTGGTCCTGGAAGGTCAGCGGCGTCGGCTCGTAGTTGTTGGACCGGTCGGTGAAGGTAACGGTCAACGTGTTGCGTGTTTCGGACCAATTGGGGCGGCTGAACTTAGGCGCTTCCACGAAGTCGTCTTCGTCGAACACTTCCAGGTCGGCCACCGTGTAGTCGTTACGCGCCAGGTCGATCGTGATGAGGCCGCTCTGCGGGTCGGAGTACATCACGCCGTCGATGTGACGCAGCACTTCGCCGATCAGCTCCTCGGCCGTCGACGATCCGTTGTAGACCATCGACATGCCCATACCTTCGTTGAAAAGCACGGCGGCCTTACGACGGAACTGCTCGATGTCGATCGTCGACGCCGGCTTGCCTACGCCCCACACCTTCTCGGTCAACACCTCGAAGATAAAGCAGATCGGGTTACCGTCTTCGCCGATGATGTGCTGGTTGCCTGTCATGCCCAGCTGGTTCGGGTACGAGGCGACCTCGAAGGACAGAGGCTTGATGTACTTATTGGTGCCGAGGTAGAAGTCCTCCAGCATCACGTAGCACACGCCCTTGTACGCCGGCACCGGCTCGCCCAGCTTCTCGGCCATGTAGGCATTGGGCAGCTGGGTCTCGTTACCAGGATAGAAGCGGATCTTGCCCGACACGCCGCCTTCGAGCTCGTTGCCGCCGAACAGCTGCTCGTCGTCCACGGTGAACAACACCGAGCCATCGGCCTGCGCAGCCTGGGTGTACTTGGGCACCTTATCGTCGAAGTAGATGTTGGTCAGCTTCATGTCCGGTCGACCAAACCCGATCACGTGCTGCATGCCCATCAGGTACTTCCAGTTGTACGTCTGCTTGGCCGACGAGAACCAACCGGTCTTGACTTTCTTCGTCAACGGCACGACCTGCAGAGCGCCGTACCAGGTGACGTTAGACCCGTCGATACGAACTCGGCCGACCGTGACAGTAATGATGCGGCCGGCTTCGGCAGTCGGTATGTCGAAGTCGTCGAGCGCGCTAGCGTTCGCGTTAGGGACGGCCTGCTTGGGCCGCAGCAGCTCGCCTACGACGGCGATGGCGATGGAGACTACGATGCCTACCCAAAACATTAGAAGAGCCCCCAGGTGCCGTTCCATCCGGCCGGATTGATGGCTTTACGCCAATTGGTTTTCGACTTCGAGGAAGACTGTGCTTCGTTGCCATACACCGACTGGATGTAGGGATTGCGACCAGGAATCCAGGGGAACGCGAGCATGCGATCCAGGTTGTTGAACTTTTTCAGGCAGTGATCCTTGTTGCGGGAGCAACCTGCGTAGGCTCGCACCTCGTCCCCGTTGTCCAAGTCGGTGAATGGCGTATGCAGGTAAATATTGGTGCCGTCGTGCCCAATGATGGTCCGCACCTCGTTGGTCCGCACATGGCGCACGAACCCGTTGCGGAACCAGTCCTTGGCGATCTCTTCGTCCATCTGCCCGTGGTCAGCGGCCGCCGATGCGAACGCCGATGCGCTGAGGGTAGTGCTGCCCGAGCCACTGATGACGTTGGTGACAGTGACGTACGACTCGCGGTTGACGTTGCACCCGACGCCGTAGAGCGCGCGGGAGCAGTTCGAGGAGTAGACGCACCACGGAACCCTTCTGGACATGGCCGCCGCGACCATCCTGCAGGACAGCGTGCAGATGCCCGTTTCTTCGTCGAACGAGGTGCTGATGACCTCGCCGATGAACTCCGGAGCGTATTCGCCTGGCGCGAACATGTAGTGCGTGCGGTAGACACGGACTTGGATCGGCTCGGCCGGCAGGTACGCAATGAACTGCTGAGCGACTTCCGCTGCGGAGGTGATCGTGATCTCAACCGTCGGGCTCGATTCGCTCGACTGCTGGTTGATCTCGCCCATTTCGATTGCGGCATCCGGCGCGTACTCGACGTTGTTCCACACAAAGGGCTGCGTGGTGCCGCCGATGTAGGCCATGACTCTGTTCCCCATCGTGAAATGGAACAGCTGGTTAGGCGTCCCTTCGTAGCTGCTGGACTCTACGTCATTGATGCTCACTGTTCGGGCTCCGTAAGGACAAAGTCGGTCTCCACCACAGCCACGTAGTTGGTCGACCAGTTGAAGGTCACCGAGTCGTTGGCCAGCCTGTACAGGCCGAGGTAACTTACCCGTTTCACCTGAGCGGGGTCAAAAGAGCTCCCGAACCCCTGGTCCAGGGTGAGCACGGTTACGTCGGAGCCCTCGGCTACGTCGATGATCCGGCGCAGGAACACCTGGCCAGACCGCAACCGGATGACGATGTCGCGGCGGAGATCGCTCGGCCACACCAGCGCGC